TGGTCGTGCTGCTGGCTTGGCGCCACGCAACGCGATCTGGGTGTTCCCGATCTTACTTGTTAGAGCATTTGCGGCCATGTTGAGTAACTTGTCCCGTGCCATACGCGCTCCGGTCACCAGAGCAGGTCGTATGATGGGGTACATCCTTATGGCGGCAGCACGGGCCAGATTAGCGATAGCCATGAGATGAGTCGGATTCTCAAAGAATGGGATCATACTCGTGACAGACACTTGGGCCTTGTGCCATGCTTCCAACTCTATCGCGGCAACACCGATGGGCCAAAGCATCGTCGAGTTGCGGAACTCGAGATGCATGTCTACGGTTACCAACAAATTCGTGGCCACACTTGAATAATCCGTAAACCTAATCATATTGATATAATCAAAGGAATCGAGATTCAAAATGGGGGCCTGCCCAGCAGGACCAACCACGAAATTCACCCTTGCTGAAGCGTCTTGAAACCTTGCAGAGCCTGCGTCTGGTAAAGTGAAAGTATAAAGTCCCTTCTCAAGCAGACCTAAATACCTACTACAAGCGGCAACATCTGAACCAGTGCTGGTAAAGTCAAACAGAGTTGAGACAATTGTTGGTGAAAACTGCGAAGACGACATGAGCAAAGCTTCTACGGAGCCCTCCTTGTTCAGAACAGCAGTAGTGTTCTGAAAGAGGACTGACAAAGCATTGACACGGCATGCAGTATAAATCAACGTTGTGACATCAAACTCGGGAGGCTTCGCAGCAAGAGGCAGAAGGCCACTTATGGTACCTGACGAGGGTGTAGGGAAGGTGAGGCCAGTAACGGCGCTGATTGTCAAGTTTGTGATTGGGACATTTCCTGCACTCGAAGTGTTGCACGTCAAAGTAAGTGGGCGCCAGAAGAGTCCGTAAGAGTTAACTCCAGTACTCACCAGGGTGCTGCCGGAGATGCTCATATTGGAATTCCCCCGTACCGAATCGCTCGACGTAAAACTTTGAATGTATTCATAGGACATGACCCACAGGCCACCAGTCACGGTGCCTGAGAAACCGACACTCATGCCGAACTGTGTCCCGGGAGGTGCCCAGAACCAAAACTCCTCATTCTTATCACAACACAGACCAGTCCACAACGGCCAACTGGGGTTGGCGCTGAGGATGGGCGTGCCACTCAAGAGAGGTGTTAAGGTTAGGCTCTCACCGTTGACAACTGGCAACGCACCCATAGACGCACCCTGATTGAAGAGACAACTCACAGAAAAGGTTCCTGTGAACGTCTGTGTCATCCAAACAGGGACAGCAGGACTACGGATAACCATAGCATAGCCCACACCGGCACTTGGCACAGTAGCCTGTGAGGTTGAAACCAACGCCAAAGTTGAGGTTCGCTCAACATTGGGATAAGTAGGCAACCGGACAGGGGTGTGATCGTGCGGGTCGGCAATCAACTGAACCAACTCGGAGTGATCCTTGTAACTGACGTTATAAGGCCGCTTAGTCGGTCCACCTCTAGCGGAAATATACATTGTGAAGTTCAAGAAGGGAGAACGTTTCGAGGCCTGGTTAAAGCTATTGCTCGTCAACCACCACCATGTGCCTCAACAGCCAATGGTCCAAGACACACGGCCTTCCCGCAGCTTCTCTCACCACCTCACACACATAATTAATGCACTCCCGCACGGAAGCTGCAGTAACTATGGTGCCTGCTAAGTCCAGATCCCCTCGCAGGGCCGTCTTCTCGACGGTATATGCTCTAGCCAACGCTTCAATGGTATCATCAGCATAATTCTCTGGACCAAATAGACCCATTCGCTCCCACGGCTTGTTGGGATCCGGCTTCCAGTGATTGATCTTAGCCCCCTTCCGGGTACTCAACCAGGTCTTGCAGATGTCCGACAACACGGGGACATGAGAAGAACACTGCGAGTGCATTGCTGCAATCCCGAGAAAGTGAGCAGATGGATCACCGCGGGTTCCCAATTGCCAACCGAGTTTGTAAATGCAGCGACCAATGGTGCGCGACCAATACCAAAGCCCATTCACTGGCAGAGGTCGATGACCAAGGTACACAGCATCCTCAAACCTGGAGGAGCAAAACATCTTGGCTTTGAAGCCAAAAGCGGTCAAATGTGCCCTGGCGTCGGTGATGAATTCCAACGCTCGAGCATCATCGCAGGCAGGGAGAAAGCCCAGTGCGTCATCACCGCACACGGACAACAACAACTCGGACTTGATCGCTTCCAAATCCGAGATGCGCACATCCCTGAGAGGTTTCCGGAACCAGGCAGCGGTCACAGACAACATCATGGCGATGCCATTCAACAAGGCATTGGCCAAAACGGTGTCATCGCGGCCACTGGCGTTCATCACACGCCCCTGGTACCTCAAGTCGCCAATAGTTCCAGTCGGCAACCTCCAAACTTCCAACACCCTCATGAAGTCCACATCATGTCGGTGCTGTTGATAAAACTCCTCCACGAAATGCCACGTATCAACATTGTGAGACGCGTCAAACATGGAGTAGTCGGACCAAAACACCAGTTTGGGGCCGCAGGAGGTCGCGCGGGTCAACCAAGCCTGCAGTTTGTCGGGAGTTGTTCCTCCATAGAAGAGACTGGAGTCATAAGACCACTGGCTCTTAAGCCAGGCCATGTAAGGCTTGATCTTCGGCCCCGCAATGCAATGAGTCACATCGTGCGGAGCGTTAATTAGCCTATCGACCATAGCTCTCAGTGGCAGCAAGTCGAGCCCGTTTTTTTCAAACATGGGAAGCCACTCCTCCTTGACGAAAGAGGAGAATTTCTCGTACTTGC